AACAAGGGTAACGTTAGTATCACCAACAACACGTCACTTAATTCATCTAGGCACAGAAACAACTATTGGAACTTCATCAACACAAGATGATATGTTTATTAGATTCTCGGACCAAGAAGATATTAACGACTACACACCAACAGCGATTAATTCTGCAGGCACACAAAGACTACAAGACGGAACAAAAATCATGGGTGCCTTAAAGGCTAAAGAAACTATTTTGATTTGGACAGATAATGCTTTGTATACAATGAAATTTATTGGTGCACCTTTTACATTTGGTTTTGAACAGGTGGGTACTAACTGTGGATTAATAGGTAAAAACTCTGCTGTTGAAATAGATGGTGTTGCTTTTTGGATGTCACCAAATGGTTTCTTTATGTTTGATGGTACAGTTAAATCACTACCATGTTCCGTAGAAGATTTTGTTTATGATTCTTTAGACACTACAAAAGGTCAACAAGTATATGCAGGTATTAATAATCTATTTACAGAAGTTATCTGGTATTACCCATCAACTAGTTCAGAATATAATGATAAATATGTTGTATATAATTATGGTGAAAAGATGAGAGGTGGTGTTTGGTATATTGGCACTGAAGCTAGAACAACATGGATTGATGCAACAGTTTATCAAAAACCTATTGCAACTAAATATGACAGTAGTGCAACCGGTACATTTCCTGTTGTTGTAGGTGAGTCAGGATTAGGACAAACTACTTTATTTGAACATGAAGTAGGCACCGATCAAGTTAATCCAAATGGTACTACAACCACAGTTACTTCATTCGTAAAATCATATGACTTTGATATTGAGCAAAGAAGAAGAGGAGTTCAAGGACAACCATCAGGACCCGGTATTACAGGAGAGTTTTTCTTGGCTATGAGAAGATTCGTGCCCGACTTTAAAACGTTGCAGGGCAATGCTAAAGTAACACTAGCAGTTAAGAGATATCCGCAACAATCAGAGACTACGACTAGTTTGAGTCCCTTTACAATTACCTCATCTACTGATAAAAAGGATACTCGAGCCAGAGGAAGATACGTTAACGTCAAAATCGAAAACGACTCTGCGTCAGAATCTTGGAGATTCGGGACATTTAAAATAGACATACAACCTGATGGTAGAAGATAATGATAGATAAAGGATTATATAAAAAAGCTCCTGCAGCTAAATCACAGCTAGTATATGGATCCGATAAACGTTTAGGTTATAGAGGTGATGATGCTGCAAGAAGTGATAGAGCTTCTGGAAGAAGTTCAGGAAGAGCAGATCCAGGTAATGCTCCACAAGGAGATGGTCCTGCTAGAGGAGGTGGTAACAACAATAATCAAGGTGGTGGAGGAGGTGGTAACAACAATAATCAAGGTGGTGGAGGTGGTGGAGCAGATCTTTCAACGTTAAACACTTTACCACCAGTTATGACTACGCTACCAAGTAATATCTCTGCTGTAGATACAACTCTACCTTATAATCCAGCTGGTGTTATTGCTTCGACTGTTCCAATGGATATTAGAGAACAATATAGAGTAGGTAATAATATTTCTATAGTTCCAGGTTTAGGACCTGTCACAGTCATGGATCAACCCTACAGCTCACTAGGTTTAGAACAACAAAGATATGATAATTTTGTGGATGCTAGAAATTTAGCAAATATGGAATATCCTGGAGTAACAGGTAAAGTCCCTGCTTTTATTCCTTATAGTGGAGCAATCAATACAGGAATTAATTTTTTAAGTAGTATTATAGGTAAACCTGGGTTTGAAAAAAATACAGAATTTTTTGCAGAAAACGTAGCAGGTAAATATGGCTATGGTTATGGATATGATGACTATAAAGAATATATGAAAGATCGAATGGCAGGTAAAGTTAACGCTTATGGTAGAACTTTAACTGATGCAGAAAAAGGTGGAAGAGATGATCGTGGGATTATGCAAGTTAGTCAAGTAAACCCTCTTCTTCCTATAGAAGATGATGAGCAAGATAATGAGGAAAATCAATATGACTTTAATTATGGTACTGCAAGTAACCCAATTTATTATAGTGATTTAGTATAATGGCAAAGATAGTAGTAAGATTACCAGAACCAAAAGAAGAATACGATGTTTCTAACCAGAAACAAATTAACAGAGCAATTGCTCTAATAACTGAACAATTAAACTCAACTTTTTTAGATGAACAAAAACAGGAGCAAGAAAGATTTTCTTGGTTTATAAGTGGCTAATATATATAACAACGCAAAAGTAGATTTAACTACAACAGATAATACAACTATTTATACCACACCCTCTGACTCAAGAGCTATTATAAAAAATATATTAGTGTCAGATGATTCTGGTAGTGGAGATAGTATTAATGTAACTGTAACAGATGCAAGTTCTGCTGTGTTTTCTTTATTTAAAACAAAAGCGATCGCATCAAATGCAACCACAGAATTAATATCACAACCAATTATTTTATTAGAAAATGAGATATTAAAAGCACAAGCAACAACCGCAGGCAGATTACATATGGTAGTCTCTCTGCTAGAAATAAATAGGGATTAATATGTTTATAGAAGAAGGCGAAGTCGCATACACATATATAAATGGTAAGAAAGTACCAGTTGTAAAATGCGAAACAGAAGTAGTTTTAAGAAACAAAGAAACTAATTACGAGTATAACTCTGATCAAGAAGCAGAGGATGACATTGCAAATCCAAATACTGCTACCCAAAGAGAACACGTAACTAGATCATTAAAAGTAAAAGTAGCAGCGATGCCACCGTTAGGTGCAGCGTCTGATGAGGATAAAGAAGAGTAGTTGTAAAATAGGAGATTTTGTATAAAATACATAGATTATGCCAATAACTAGATCACAAATGAGAAGACAACTAAGAAGAAGTGGCGGAATTATGGACGTCACTCCTAGAGAAAATTTTGGTCTAGGTAGTAAACTTAAAAAATTTGCAAGAAAAATTATACCTAATGAAATAGCAGATATTGCAGTCAAAGCAGCACCATTCGTTGCACCTTTTAACCCTGCGGCTGCAGCCGCAATGGCAGGTATTGGTGGTTTTGATCAAACAGGTAGTATTGGTGATTCATTAAAAAGTGCAGCACTAACATATGGTGGTGGACAACTAGCTAGATACGCAGGTGGTGCAGGATTTCAAGGCAACCCATTTGAGACAGGTGGTGCATTCAGAGGTGGACTTGAAGGTATTAAAGCAGGTTTTACTTCACCGATAGGAACAGAGACAGGTTTAAAACTTGGTCAATATAAAATGTTTGGTGGTGATGGTGTTCAAGAAGTTACTGGTGTAAATGAAGAAGTTATGCTCCCTAAAAAGAAACCAATAGTTGCTGGAACAGGAGAAGGTGGTATTGATTTAGCTACCGGTGGAGCAGATGCTGTTGGAATTTTAGATTCAGGAACAGGTGTTACGGCAGATGCACTTCCTGTAAAAAGTTCTTTAACTTCTAAATCAGTTATTAAAAATGATCCAAGTATATTTAATTTAGTTAAAGAAGGAGACTATGGTAAGGCTTTAGTTGAAGGTGCTAAAAAATTTGGTAAGGCTGTATTTACAAAAGACGATGGTTCATTAGATAAAACAGCACTTCTTGCTGCGGCTTCTTTTGGTTTAACTTATCTAGATGCTTTAAGAATTGCTAATGAAGCTGGTGAAGAACTTCCTAGAGAAGAATACGACGAAGCTGCAAAAGCAGAATTCAAAGAAAAGTATGATGGTTATTTACAAAACTTCTTTGGTGGTAAAGCAGACGGTGGAAGAATAGGGTTTGCAAAAGGGTCAATAGATAACGATTCCGAAGACATTAAAAAATTAAAAAAATTAATAAGTGGTGACATTATTGAAAACGAAAAACCAGACATGAGTGACATGGATGATCTAATGGCTGGTACAGGTATTAATTTTAGCAGACAAGAAAAATCATATTTATTTAAAAGATTAGGCGGATCTGGTGGAGCAGACAGATCTTATACTATGCCAAATCTTTACAGAATATTAAATAATCCTGGTAGATACCCTGAAGATGCTAGAGTATTAAAAGAAATAGCCATCATGGGATTAAATAAAAAAGACGGTGGTCGTATTGGTTTTGAAAGTGGTGCTAATAAACAAATAGCAATTGAAAATGCTATGTCTGAATTAAGAAAAAAATATCCAGAGCTAAGTGAAGAAAATTTATTTAATTTGGTAATGAATGGTTTTGCAGGTAAAAGTGATGAGAAAGAGTTACCTGCACCAAGTATCAAGATAGATAATAATATGGATGACCTTCCAAGAGGTTTACAAATAGATACAACAACATCAAACCCCATACCAGAAAACGCACCTAATATGGCTGCAGCTGAAATAGCTAAAGTTATTATGGGCACATTAGGAGATGGAGAAGACATGAGTTCAAGAAAGTTTATCTTTGAGTCTTATGTTATGCCTAAGAGAAAAGATTTAATGGAGAACTTTGGTTATAATTTACAAGAAGCTGATAATTTAATTAGAGAAGAAATGAATAAGTTAAGAGATAATAGAGAAATAGGTGGACGTATAGGTTACGCAGGTGGAACTTCAATAACAGATTATGCAAAAAAAATGAACAGTGGTAATGGTCCCATTACTAGAAAAGATTATATAGATATATATTTATTCGCTGGTTATGAACCTGACGTAGCTAGTAGTTTGGGAAATAAACATTATAAAACAGGTATGGGTCAAGATCAAAATACTCAAGGTTTTGCTTTAGGAGGCGAGGTCCCCGTTCGAAAAAACGAAGGTGGAGTAATGGAATTAGATTATAGAGATACCGGTGGTTTTGTGCCAATTGGTATTAAAGAAAGAGCCGACGATGTTCCTGCAATGTTGTCCAAAAACGAGTTCGTATTGACA